AATGGCGTATTTGTATCAGCTAATGCTAGCACAGACGCATTAGATATTGGTTTAATAGATTCGGGTGTTACTGCATCTGGTTATGGTGATAGTATTTCTGTTTCAACTTTTGTGGTTGACACTAAAGGTCGCTTAACATCAGCATCAAATACAAGCATCCGTTCAGGTACAACAGCACAAACTGGTATTGTTCAGTTACAAGATTCGGTTATATCTACTTCAACAAGTAATGCAGCCACTCCAGCTTCAGTCAAAACTGCTTATGATTTAGCAAATACTGCTAATATCAACGCCGTAAATGCTGGCACATATGCTAACGCAGCTTTTAGTAAAGCTAATTCTGCCAATGTTCTTGCACAACAAGTATTTGATTTTGCTAATACCATTTCTGGTGGTGCTGCTACTGATAATGTAGCAAGAACAACAGCTTCTGCGGCTTTTGTTCAGGCTAATGCAGCTTTTGCACAAGCAAATTCAAATTACATTAGCGCTGTAACAAGATTAGATGTAACACATTCCGGTTCTTCAGCCTATTTAATTGACCAATATTCTGGTAATAATCCTGCCATATATGTTACCGCAGGAGAAACGATAGCCTTTTATTTAAATGTAACTGGTCATCCTTTTATGATTCGCCTTTCAAATGGCGGTGCAAATTACAATACTGGATTGATACATGTTGCAACTGATGGAACAGTATCAACTGGTTCAAGCGCTGAAGGTAAAGTTTCTGGAACATTATATTGGAAAGTTCCAGGTGAATTAGCAGGTAATACTTATGTTTATCAATGTTCTGTTCATTCGGGAATGGTTGGAAACATTAACATTGGTCAACCAAATTCAACCATATTTGCTCATGCAAACGCAGCTTTTAATAGTTCAAATACAAAATTTAATTCATCTGGTGGTACAATTACAGGCGATACTACCGTTACTGGTAATTTAATTGTTGTTGGTCAAACCGTTTATGCAAACACGACAACATTATTAATTGCTGATAATATTCTTACGCTTAATGCAGCTATTGACCAATCATCATCTCCAACAGTAAATGCTGGTATTGAAGTAGACCGTGGTTCATCTGATAATGTGTCATTACTTTGGAATGAAACTTCTGATAAATGGGTATTTTCAAATGATGGTACCAATTACAGTAATATTGCTGGTGAAGCTCGTTTAGATAGTGCATATGCTCATGCAAATGGTGCTTTCAGTCTTGCAAATGGTACCGCAGGCATTGCTAACACCGATGTAACAAACATTTCAACAACAGCTGGAGTTTATGGTGATTCAACTATTATTCCAGTTATTACTTTAGCAGCTAATGGTCGTGTATCGTCTATCACTAATACTGCAATTACGGGCTTTGCAACAATCGGCGATGCGTTAGCTCTCTCAATTGCTTTAGGGTAAAATATGGCAAAACCAGCAACCAGAGCGCAGTTTAAAGATTACTGCTTACGAAGATTGGGTCACCCCGTCATTGAAATAAATATAGATGATGACCAATTAGAAGACCGTATAGATGATGCTCTTCAATTCTTCCATGACTATCACTTTGATGGTTGTGAAAAGATTTACATGAAGCATCAATTCACACAAGAAGATATTGATAGACGCTGGATTTATGCGCCAGATGCTGTCATATTTGTTCACTCTGTTTTACCATTTGATGATTCTAATTCATCTGTAAATATGTTTGACTTGCGTTATCAATTACGCTTACATGACCTATATGATTTCACGTCTGTATCTTATGTGTCGTATGAAATTACCATGCAACATATTCGCACATTAAATTTATTATTCTCTGGTACACCACAATTTAGATTTAATCGTCATCAAAACAAATTGATGCTTGATATTGACTGGTCAAGCGATGCACAAGTTGGTAAATATGTCATTATTGAATGTTATCGTAAGTTAGAGCCAGATACAATCACTTTAACTGGCACAGTAACAGGCAATACATCATCTAATACACTTGTTGGCACATCTACCATATTTGACCAAGAAATTATTGAGAATGATTTTATTACTTTGAGTAATGGCGTAGAAGTTCAAGTTCGCAAAATTAATTCGCCAACAGAAATTCGTATTGCAGCCAACACATTAAGTGCTAATGCGACTGCCAACACAATGACTAAAGAAGGCTATTCAGATGTTTGGGACGATAGGTTTCTAAAACAATATACAACAGCCAAAATTAAGTATCAATGGGGTTCTAATTTAAGTAAGTTTGCTGGTGTTCAACTGCCCGGTGGTGTAACGCTTGATGGTCCAAGAATTATGGAAGAAGCTCAACGCGAAATTGATAAGATAGAAGAAGAGATGCAATCTTACAATATCTTGCCAAGTGAAATGTTTATGGGTTAGTGATGAATGCCTACCAATCTATATTTCAATAATTTTCCAAAGAATATAACTTCCGAGCAGTTGCTCGTTGAAGATTTGGTCATTGAATCGCTTAAGATTCATGGCATGGATGTTTATTATCTTCCAAAAAGTAGCCGTGATAGTGTAGATTATATTTTTGGTGAAGACACACTTAAACAATATGTAGCGGCTTATCCTCTTGAAATGTATTTGGAAAACGTTACTGGTATGGAAGGCGAAGGCGATTTCATATCTAAATTTGGTTTAGAAATTCGTGATGAAGTTCAACTACTCGTTTCTCGCCGTAGATTTGCATCTACTGTTCCACAAATAAGACCAAATGAAGGTGATTTAATTTATGTTCCTTTGGTGCAAAACTTCTTTGAAATTACTTTTGTAGAACATGAAAATGACCAGGCTATGTTTTATACATTAGGTCGTGGTCGTGGTGGTAATGTTTATGTTTATGGTCTCAAACTTAAACAATTTGTATTCTCTAATGAGATTATTGAAACAGGTATTACCGAAATTGATGAACAAATCCGTGATGAATACCCAAGAACAAAAATTACAATTAGCGCTGGTTCAGGCACATATCTTAATGATGAGTTTGTTTATGTTGGTTCTAATTTATCTGTAGCAACAGCACAAGCTCTTGTTTACGATTTTGTTCCAAATACATACCTTGAAGTGTATAGAACAATTGGTACATTCGGTTCAGGCACATTAAAAGGCAATACAAGTAATGCTCAATGGACAATTAGTACCGTTGATACAATGACAGTAATGAATACTGCCTTTGAAGATATACAAGATAATGCTCGCATTGAAGCTGAAAGTGATGGCATTATTGATTGGACAGAAACAAATCCGTTTGGTGGTGATTAATGTTAGGTAATGCTCAATTTTATAATAGAACAATACGAAAAGTCGTAGTAGCTTTTGGTACTCTTTTTAACGATATTACCTTACAAAGGTATACTTTAGATGGAGCAACTAAAAAAGAAGTATTCAGAGTTCCTTTATCCTATGGATCCAAAGAGAAATATTTAACTCGTATTACTTCAGACCCTAACCTAACTAAATCTGTCGCCACGGTCGTTCCTCGTATATCCTTTGAGTTGACTGGAATGAGTTATGATACCTCTCGCAAGCAAGTATCAACTTTACAAAACTTCTCAGCGAATACGGCAACGGGCATTAAGACACAATATTCGCCTATTCCCTATAATTTTGATTTTTCAATGTCAATTTATGTAAGAAACACCGAAGACGGCACACAAATACTCGAACAAATATTGCCATTTTTTACTCCTGATTTCAATGTTACTGTAGATTTTGTTCCATCTATGGATCAAAAATATGATATGCCTGTGTTATTAAATTCTGTGGCAAATGAAGTTGATTATGAAGGCGATATGCTATCAACACGATTAATTATATGGAACCTAGAATTTACAGCTAAAAGTTATATTTGGCCTCCAGTTAAATCTGGCAAGATTATTCGTCAAGCTAACACAAGCATTTACATTGATACTCAATCAAGAACTTCACAAAAAGTATTTGTTGATAAAGCAAACGGGTCTGGTTATTTTGCTGATGAGGAAACTATTTTCGTAACAGCCAGAGATATATCTGGTGATGTATCTTATTTTAGCAATTCAAACACCGGTATTTTGGTAATAAGTAACCTAAATAAACTACTTCAAGCGAATGATGTTGTAGTTGGTGCAACAAGTAATGCTTCTTATACAGTTACTAGGGTTGATACAAACCCATTAAGAGCGGTTTTAATTATTACCACACCCGATCCAATTACAGCGAATGTTGATGATGAATTTGGTTTCTCTGAAACAATTTCTGAATGGCCTAATACATAATGTCTAAAATGAATAATAATTTATCCAAAGTTCTTAATACCGAACCTATTGAAATCAATCCAATTGTAGAGGTTGAATCTACCGAAGTTGTGTCTTCAAATCAGGTTGAAGAAGATGCTACTTTTGCTCGAAACAATATGAAGGATTTAATTACTAAAGGCAATCAAGCCATGGACCAATTATTATCTGTGGCTAAAGAATCAGAACATCCTCGCGCCTATGAAGTAGCTGCAACTTTAATTAAAAATTTGGCAGATATGAATAAAGATTTGTTAGAATTGCAAAAAAAACGCAAAGATTTAATACCTAATGCAGATGGTTTTGCAGGAAACGCAAAAAATCTAAATGTAGATAAGGCTATTTTTGTTGGATCTACAAATGAATTAGTTAAGTTTTTGAAGAACAATAAATAAGGATTACTATGGAAAAATTGATTGAACAACTTAAAGTTATTTTGGGCACAAACTTTGGTTTATATTTTAAAGCTCACTCGTTTCATTGGAATGTAGAAGGTTCAGACTTTGTTCAGTATCATAAGTTTTTAGGTAAACTATATGAGCAAGTTTTTAATAACACAGATTTAATCGCTGAAAAGATTCGTGCATTGGGTGCTTATGCACCAACAGGTTTAGATAGAATGCTTGAGTTATGTGATATTCAAGATAATGAAAATATTCCACCTGCTATTGGAATGCTTACACAATTAAAAAGTGATAATGACCGATTCATTATTCATTTGAGAGCTGGTATTGTTTTAGCTGACCAAGCTGATGAACCAGCAATCTCTAACTTTCTACAAGAAATATTAGACCAACATCAAAAACAAGCATGGTTCTTGAGTAGTTTAATTAAATAATTATTAAAAATTATTATGGATAATATTGATGGATATTTGGGAAACCAACGCCTAAAAAAAGTAGGTGTTGAATTATCTTACACAGAAGAGCAAGTAGCAGAAATTATTAAATGTACCGAAGACCCGGTACACTTTATACGAAATTATGTAAAGATTGTGAATGTAGACCACGGTTTGGTTCCGTTTGATATGTGGCCATTCCAAGAAGACATGGTCAAAACTTTCCATGAGAATCGTTTTTGTATTGCAAAGATGCCTCGTCAGGTTGGTAAAACAACCACAACAGTAGGTTATATGTTATGGTCTGTTTTATTTAATCCAGATTATACAGTTGGTATTTTAGCAAATAAAGGTTCATTAGCTCGTGAAATTTTGGATCGATTAACAAAGGCTTATGAATATTTGCCTTTATGGTTACAACAAGGTGTTGTGGTTTGGAATAAAGGTAATATTGAATTAGAGAATGGTTCAAAGATATTTGCATATGCTACATCAGCTGATGGTGTTCGAGGCGGTTCTTATAATTTAATATTTCTTGATGAGTTTGCTTTTGTGCCTCATAATATGGCACAAGACTTCTTTCAATCAACTTATCCTGTGATTTCTTCTGGTCAAACGACCAAAGTTATTATTGTATCCACACCAAACGGGTTAAATCAGTTTTATAAAATGTGGACTGATTCAATTGAAGGTCGTTCTACATATAAACCACTTGAAGTCCATTGGTCACAAGTACCAGGCCGTGATGAGGCTTGGAAAGAAGAAACAATACGAAATACTTCTGAAGAACAATTTCGTCAAGAATTTGAAGTTGAGTTTATTGGTTCATCAGCAACATTGATTTCTGGAACCAAGTTAAGAAGTTTAGCATTTCATAATCCATTATCTTCAGATGAAGGATTAGACATATATGAACAACCTATACCTGGCAGACTTTATATTTGCACGGTTGATTGTGCAGAGGGTGTAGAGGCAGACTATTCTACCATTAATGTGGTTGATGTTACTCAAACACCTTATAGGCAGGTCGCTAAATATAGGAATAATAAATTACCATTATTATTCTTTCCAACCATCATCTATTCGGTGGCGAAGAAGTATAATGAGGCCTATGCGTTAATTGAAACAAACAATATTGGTCAACAAGTGGTTGACATTTTACACTATGATTTAGAGTATGAAAACATATACAAGTTAGAGCACCATCATATCAAAGGTCAAAGTATATCGGGTGGTTTTAGACGGTCTACTTCTTTTGGTATTAAAACAACCAAGTCTGTAAAGAAAATTGGGTGTGCTAACTTAAAAACACTTATTGAAAATGATAAGTTAATCATTAATGACTTTGACACAATAGCTGAAATGAATACTTTTTCAAGGGTTCGTGATAGTTATTCAGCTGAAGAAGGCAACAATGACGATTTGGTGATGGGATTAGTTCTATTTGCGTGGCTAACGGCACAGACTTTCTTTAAAGATTCTACAAGTATTGATGTAAGAAAGTTGATGTTGGCAGAGCAAAACATGTTGGTTGATGAAGATTTAGCTCCTGTTGGTATCATAGATAACGGAAAACAAGAAGAAATTACGATTGACCGTGAAAATAATGATATATGGACAGAAAGAGGTTATACTTCTTCAACTTTCTAAAAAACTAAATAGACTATAAAAGAATTTAATAACAACACTATATTATTCGCAAAGCAATTATTTAAAGGAGAAATCCAATGGCATTTCAGCTCTCACCTGGGGTAAATGTATCAGAAGTAGATTTAACTACAATTGTCCCTTCAGTTCCAACTTCAATTGGAGCATTTGCTGGTATATTTCAATGGGGTCCAATCGATGAAATTGTAACGATTTCAGACGAAGTAAATCTAGTTGAAAGATTTTTTAATCCAAATTCTGACAATTATGAATATTGGTTTTCAGCAGCAAATTTTCTAGCATATTCAAATAACCTTAAAGTTGTTCGTGCAGCTAGTATCGCTACAACAAGAAACGCTGTATCTAACGGTTCAGCAGTATTAATTAAAAATGACGACGCTTATGAAGATAATTTTTCAAGCGGCGCAAGCACATATGGTGAATTTGCAGCTCGCTATGCAGGAGCTTTAGGCAATTCACTTCAAGTATCTCTCTGTGATGCAAACACATTCACTGGTTGGGCTTATGCTTCACAATTCACATCAACACCAGGCACATCGACATATACATCAAACGCTGGTGGTGCTAATGATGAAATTCATATTATTGTGATTGACCAAGACGGTCAAATTACAGGTACTCAAGGTTCAGTTCTTGAAAAATATGCTTTCGTATCTAAAGCTTCAGATGCTAAAGATGATTCAGGCAATTCAAACTATTATAAAAATGTTATCACAAGTAAATCAAAATATATTCATTGGTTAAGCCACCCAACAGCTAATGCTGGAGCTTCATATGCTAACGCAACCTCAACATGGGGAACTACAGCTACTAATAAATCTTTTAGTAAACTGACGGCCAATGCAACAATTTCACTCATTGGTGGTGTAGATGGTACAGTTTCTACTGCAAACGTTGTTACTGCATACGACCAATTTGATAATGCTGATTCAGTTGATATCTCATTAGTTGTTTCTGGTCCTGCTAATGCAACACTTGTAACAAGTCTTATCTCAATGGCAGAAAGTCGTAAAGATTGCCTAGTGTTTGTATCTCCAGAAAAAGCAGATTGTGTTGACAACGCTGGATCTGAAGTAACAGATATTAAAGCTTATCGTGACACATTAACAAGCACTTCATATGCTGTATTAGATTCCAATTGGAAATATCAATACGACAAATATAACGATGTATATCGCTGGGTACCATTAAATGGTGACATCGCTGGTCTATGTGCAAGAACAGACCTAGAGCGTGACCCATGGT